TTAGTATCTGCTAATGCTATGGCATCTGCTTTCTCTTTCTCTTTTCTAGCTTGCTCCTCATCGTATGCTTTATTTTGTAATTTTGTTCTTTCTTGATAAATTTGATTATCAATCTCTAATTCCTTATCTCTATTGTCTTGATAGTTTTCTAAACTTGCTTTTCGCATTTCAGCACCTCTTTTTAGAAACGCATCTTCACCATCTTCTAGTTCTTTGTCTTTCTTTGCTTTCTCTTCTTTAGCTTTTTCTTCTCTAGCTTTTCTACCTGCTTCAGCTTTTTCTGCTAGTGCTTTACGTTTTGCCTCAGCCTCTTCACGTATCTTAGTCCTAGCTTCTTCAATCTCTATCAACTTTGCATTATACTCTTCGCTACCTTTTTCTAGCATCTTAAGTTCTGCACCCATCAAACGTAACTTTCTATCTGCTACATCTTTACCTTTTGCCTCTAATAAATCTAGTTCAAATTTCCTACTCTTTAAGAACGCATTTTGTTTAATCTCTTTATCCTTTTCCTCAAATCCTTTGTTGTAAGCATTTGCGATATTTGATCCTACTTTTTTAGCATCTTCATAAGCACCTGAAAAGTCACCTCTGAACACATCACCAATAACCTTTGCTACAGATTTAAAACCTGCAATAATAGCGTCTAATGTACCACTTGCAACCTGACTAAAATTCCTAAAAAAGTCACCAATCTTTTTGAAAGCTGGAAATGATTTTTCAACCCATCCTGTCAACTCTTTCCAATTGCTTACGATCAATCCGATTGCCAAAACTATTAATCCTATTCCTGTAGATCCAATTGCCGTCTTTATAGTTGCAAATGCATTTTTTGCTATTGCCCCTAAATTTTTAAATGATTGAATACTTGCCGTAACGCCATCAATACCTTGCGCTAATGCCATGGCGGATTGTACTTTCAGAAGTTGTTCCTGTAGTTGTTTACTCTCAACACCAACTAATCCTAACGCACCTTCGTATGCTTGAAACCCATTTACAACACCGCTTAAAGCACCACTTAAAGCAGTGAATTTAGCGTCAGGATTAAATGCGTCTGTAAGTTCTTTTGCATCTCCAATAGCGTCCTTAAGTTCAGCGGCACGTTTAGCAGCATTGATTGCCTGTGCAGAAGCAGCACCAAACTTTTCAGAAAGTGTTTGTACTTCTTGTTGCGCTTCCTTTAATTGTGCTTTAAGAGATTGCGCGTTTGTTTTTACTTCTAGTTCAATTACTTTCTTTTCTGCCATTGTACTTTGCTTTCAATAATAACTCTCTTTTGCCTTGTTTGTAGTTTACGCGAAATGAATCTGACAATAGATATTTACCCTTTGCAATGTCTATGTTTTCACTTATTCCGTAGAAATTATCTACTTTTAGTAATGCTATTATTTGCTCTATCATTGTTGGTATATTGTTATAGTTTCTGAAATGGTTGTACCTGTTGATGTTTCTAAAAATCCGTATGTAATTGGAATTTCTTGTGTTGTATAATCTTCATTAATTATCCCAAATCCTTCCTCTGTTATTAATGTATCTGTTCCTGACTCTGTGACAATTGGAGTCTTTGGATCAGGATTAACGGGAAGCGTTATTTCTACTAGTGAATCTTCAGTTATTGTTGAAGGACTAAATGATACTCCTGCATATGATGAACTAAAATTTGTTTCAGAAGCCCATTCAGGAACTACTACTGGTGTAATAATTACGCCACCATCATCAGGGATAACAGGAGTAAAAGCATTATTAACCATTGGTCGGAAATCATTCAATAATGACAAATCAACTTGACCGCTTGTAATATCAGATTTAATCTCGTTAATAATATATCTCTTGTCTCTAATTATTAACCTATCATTTAGCTTTAATTTAGTAATCAATGACAATGGGAAATGTGCCTTAAAATTAACTAATCTACATTTAGGATTAAATAGATTACTTAAATACCCAGCGTAATAAGTTTTATAAATACCATTGTATAATATAGTATTATCCACAACACTTTTTTCCTCTCCAAAACTTAATGAATATCTAAAACCATTAAAAGTTAACTCGTTATAAAATGGCGCATATGTTGTTTTATTGACTTTTGTAGCACCATTATTAAAATAAAAATTACAAGTTTGAATATCATCCATGTATAGTAAAACAGGTTTAGGAATATAAGACTTGTGATCTGGCTTGGGTGTTAAGCAATAAGAAGTGCAAAATTTATTGCCATCTAAATTTAAAGGAAGTAATTCCTCAAATGGAACTTTAATTTCAAAATCTCCATTATCATATTCTGGGAAGTTCTGCTTTGTATCTCCATACTCTCTAATCCCTTTATTATCTTCAGTAAACTTCTTGTTGACAAATGATTGACTATTTTCGTGAGTAAAAGATATATTCTTGTACAATGGGACTCTATTAACATCTATCGAATCTGTTTCTGTAAATTCTGTAATATCATAAATATACCCTTTAGAATACCATGTGTCCAAAGGCTCCACTAAAAAAGTATCAACGCCCGTAGCGTAACAGGTAAGATTAAACATCTTAAGAATTCCACTGAAGAAATCTGCTACAGTAATATCAGGTACACTGTCTTCAACATTTAACAATGCTGTTGTATCTGCAATGGAACAATCTATGTCTTTTGTTACATATCCACCCCCATAACCCCCCACTAGTTTTGCGGATATTATCTCTGAATTAATAGAAGTTGGCGTGGAAGTTTTAACCTTATAAGACCAATATTGTTCAGTTGCAACATTAGCAGGGCTTTTATATAATGTTTGCCATCCACTACCGCTTGAAAACTCAACTGTCTTAATAAAGTTTTTACTTTCGTAACAATCTACATATACAGTGCATGGTATAGTTGTTGTAAAATAAATCTCTATAGAATGCTCACTTGCACTTGGATAATTATATACGTATATCTCATTTTTAGTGCCACCTGTAACTCCATTTGTTTTTGATAGCGCGGATTCAATACCGTTTATTTTTAGAATATTAAAATTAACATCCCTAGCATTTGTTAGCTTAATAAATGATTCAGAATTTTTTAACCATAAGAATAATCTATCGTAAAGTTTGTTAGCAACATCAAAAAAAGTGCCTTCAAAGTTAAGTCCGTATTTAGTCTCAATTGCATCTATAATTCTAGCAACTTTTAATGCTGGAAATAGTTCGTTGAAATTTATAGAACCAGCACTTGTTTTAATATCTGTACTTAATCCATCGTTATAACTCCATAATCTATTAGAAGTAATTAACGGAAATCTAACATTTTTTGTGTAGTCAGTTGATGTAATTAAACTCTCAACATTTGATCCTGTATAGTCAGTTGTATAAGCGTATAAATTTAAGTCAGCTAACTTATCATTTGCAAACTTATCTTTAATAGAAACTAGATTACCATAAAAAGTAATAGTATAGCTATCTACTTGTCCGTTCTTAATGTTAGACTTCTCTAGCTGAATTTTACCACTTCTAAATGGCGTTTTGCCTATTTCTATATAAGCTAATCTTCTTATATTTGAATTGTTAACTGAATCTACATCCGACTGATAAAAATGTTCAAATATTGCATTATTAATAGTGCTTGATGGTATTGTAAATGACTGTGTAAAGTCAGTATATACCTTTGAAATATCTTGTACATTTTGAACGCTTAAACTTATATCAATTTTCTCATCATTAAACAACTCTAATTTAGAATAGTTACCACTTCCGCTGATACTTTCTACATATACATCTACTATTCTCTTCATTATATCACGTTATTTATAGAGTTATACGCAAACTCAAACTCTAAATTATAGTTAATCATGTGATTGTTTATGTTTTTCATCAACTCTAGGGACTTTGTTTTACATATCGCAGGCTTATTACCAACCAGTATACGTTCACTCATTAGAAGCTGTTTAATATTGTCGCTAAAATCTTCTGTAACATACCCACTATTTACAGAAATTGTCTCCATTCCGTTAGTATTGAATGATCTTTTTTGTCCTTGTAATATATCAAAGTTACTTGAACTTTGCATTACGTTGTAATCGTTAGATTCGATAGATATATTAGTCTTAGATGCCTTAAAAAAGAATTCTCTTTGCCATGCTCCATACTTGTTTATAAAGTCAATTACAACTGGCGTATACTTAGGCTCGCAAATAGGAGTAAAATCCCATGTAGCCAAGACTACATTTGATGAAGATAATATAGATAATTTATTTAAACTCCCAGATAATCTAGGAATACTATACCACTTACTTGTTGACACAGTGTACAGCTCAGTTGTCCCTGCAGTTATAGTTCTTCCTGTATTGCTAGGACTTCCGAATATCGTAGGTACTGAAACTCCAAAATCTGGCGTAATTATCATTGTATTTGTGGAGGCATTATAAGAATAAGAAGATAGTGTACCTGTCCAAGATGTTAGTCCAAAACCATCATCATAGGTAAAATATAAGTAACTTCCGATAGTAATATATGAGCTGAAATCCCCCGTTAAACTTATTGTTGTAATATCTCTTGTACCACCAAAAATAGCTGTTGTGTTTATTGTAGCTGAGTTAGAAGTAAATGATTCTCCATATTTTACCTTCTCACCTGAATTCAAATAGCAAGCTACCTCCCCAGCATATGTAGCATCTTCATTGTAAAAGTATTCTTTCTGATCTAGTAAGAATCTGCCATTATCGAAGTTGTATCCTGACTCGTAAAACGAATATCCATCATGTGCATAATGAGTAGAAGAATCTAATAAGGTGTATGTTGTTCCTGTTAGTTTATATCTCTTAATAGTTACGTTACACCATTGTGTGGTTGCTAAATCAGTAAATGAAGTAGATAATGCTACAGGCGATTGCGTAGAAAGATGAGATAAATACTCCCTAACGTATGGAGAGATGTCGTACTCGGTGTTAATATTAGCAGAACTTGGAATAAGTTTAGATAGTGTATATTGTGGTAAAGGAGGAATAGTCCCTGTTCCGTTCCAAATAAATACCTCTATCTTACTTCCTATTTGCCCTGACGCATTTACAGATATGATATAAGGACTTCTTACAAAAATGTTTGCCATTTATTTAGGTTGTTTAATTGTATACTTAAATAACTCTTCAGCATCCAATCCGTATTTAACGATTAATTCTTCAGGCAATTTCTCAAAGTATTTATTGAATGGTTTCGTGAAGAATAATGAAGGCTTTGTACCTTTAGAATATATTGACCTAGTAATTAAAAATGCTGTAGAATCATACGACATGAACTTACCACTCTTCTTATCTCTAAATTGAAATCTCCTAGCTTTAACCCATCGTTGTATACCCTGAGTTAATCCACCTTTCTTGCCTTTACCACTCCCAAACTTAAATGGTGAGTTAGGAGCTTTAGCGCTTGAATTCTTACCTTTAACACCTTGGTCTAAATACTGTCCATGTTCGTCCATCGAGATGTTAAGATAGAAAGAATTAGGCATTGCTTTTGCTTCCCCTTTTATAGAGTTGTATAGCTTACTAGTTACATTTCTATCCTGTTCTTTTAGATTAAGTTTAGACTTAGCTATTACATATCTTTTAAACTTATCTAACTCTTCCTGTACGTTTAACATATAGTCATTTCATTACTCATTACTATATCAAATGTCATGGTGCAACCAGCGACATCATCCGTAAATCTGTCTACAAAGAATTCAAAAGATGCCGTGTCAGACTCTATAGAATAATCCTCACTCATTTGCCCTCTTCGCATACTTTCAAATGCACGTTGGCAAATCATTAATGTCTGATTATGGATATCATCCTCGTTATTATTACCGTAATATAAGTGAGTCAAATCTTCCTTAGTATAGTCTACTATGTCCATTACAATTAATGTAATACTAAACCTAATAGTATTTGATTCAAACGCACCATTATCAATCATTACGTGAGCTAACGGATACATATCTTTTTTAGCGTTTGTAATCTTATCTAAGCTACCCTTTGTAACCTGATTTACTAACGGATCGCTTATTAAGAAATCGTGAAATGCTTTTGTAAAATCATAGTATCCTTTCATGCGCTTTTTTTATTTGTCTATTTTCTATTTCTGACTTCTGCTTCTCAAATGTCAACATCGTTAAGCACTCAAAAAGTCCTTGTTCTGTAACTCGTTCAAACTTTGTAATGTCTCCTTTAGCGAGTTGATATATTGACTGATACCATCCCCATCGTTGTCCAAATTGAGTTGTCTCGCTAAAATCGTTTTGCTCTTCTTCGTCATTTGTTTCTCCAAATAAGACAGGGTAGCTGTCAATAGTTCGTTTCCTAAATTCCAAAAAAAAACCGACGCTGGTAATACAACATCAAGTGGTGCATACTTCATTAATTCAGCATAGTTAGCTGTACCGCTATATTTATCTATGGTATACTTATCCCCCTTCTGACTTGTGATAGGTCGGTACATAACAGCCATAGCCTTGTGGAATGATTGTACATCGATAATGTTAGACTCTAAATCTACATACTCCCCAAAGGATATATCTTCAAGCTCGTTAATGAATCCAAACTTTACACCTTGTATCTCAAATGTTCTTTTTAGCTCTAGTTTCTTATCAAATATTTTCTTGAAATGTGTTACCAAATCAATTACATCTGATAGCTTAATGTTAACTACATTCTTCAATTCTATGCCACAAAATATCTCAATCATTTTCTGAGATATAAACAGCTCCGAGTTATCCTTATTCGATGCAACTACCATGTATTTTTGGTAGTGCATCAAAGGTATCTCGCTTAACGATGTTGGTATTACTAATTCTAACTTCATTTAATGCTTTTTCTAATAGCTTTCCAATACTCTAAGCTCCCTTGGAACTTCATTATCTCATTGTCGATAGCTTCGTACATTGGTAACTCCCAATTGACCCCATGTTCAGCTTTAAATTTTTCCACTAGTTCTAATGTTACATCTCTAATGATGTTTTTCTTGTTCGGTACTTGGAACGATACTTCTTTAACTTCTGTTTTCATATTTTGTATTTAGTAAATTGAATACTTTCCTTTGTTTGGATTAGCTAACTGATATGATACTGCATATCTCAAAGCATCCAATGCGTGATCATATTTAGCAATCGGTGTTTCCGACTTCTTTTCTAACCAACAATAGTTGTTTAATTCTTTTATCAAATCTACGGAATTTTCGTCAATAATTAGTTCATAATCTCTAATCATTTCAATACCTTCCGTTATTTTATGTTTAACACACGGGACCACATTATTCCCTTGGTGTTTTAATTCTGTTATAAGCCTTGGTTCTGCATTATCTCCAATAATTAAACCGCCTTTTGCGAAGTGATTGTTTAACCTTGCAAGCTCTGATGTAACTAAATTGGTTTGATAAATATGCAGTTTACAATAAATAACCTTATGTGTTTTATCTATTGACGTTTCTACAAGTGTTGTAGGGTCGTTTGAGAACCCATAATCTTGACCGAATACACTACCATTATCATTATTGAACGTTCCTATCTTCCAATTATTATAGATAACTCCTTCAGCTTTGTCTAACCATCCACCAAGTATTGTATGCTTATACTTCTCGGGACGTCTTTCTTTTATTGTTTTTATTTGATTTAAGAACGATTCAGATAAGTTCTCTACGTTATCTAAGTAAGTAGTATGGATGTATGTCGTGTCCCCTTTGATTACATTACTCCCAGCCTCAACTCCTTTTGACTCAAAGAACTTTTGATAAATAAAATGCTCTTTCGTAGCTGGATTAAGTATTAATATTACCCTATTTTGTTTGTCTTTAGATCGTATCGAATAGTCTATCTTATCAAATGTATCTTCATCTGTAAGTTCTTCTGCTTCATCTAATATCCATGTCGTAACTCCAGCCAATGATTTAAGATTTGCGGTTTGAGTTCCTGAGCTTGTTTTGATACCCTTAAATAATATCTTACTTCCTGTTCTTAAGTTTATAATCTCATCCTTTGTTATATGAAAATCTGAATGCTTATCTAGTACATCAATCTTATCAATAAATTCAGGAATAATAGAAACGTGAGCAGAAGTAAGTGTATATCTTGTAAATAAAATGGTATGCCCACTTTCATAAGTAAGTAGTAGAAGTAGCAAATTAATGCTGTAAGACTTACCACTACCACGACCACCAGTAATAATAAAATATCTGCTATCACTTCCAAAAGGTTTGTATTTAGGATTCAGTACTACCAAAGTTAATCAAATCTTTTAGTGTTGTTGTATTGATTGTAACATCTGACTCTACTCTTTCTTTAGGTTTACCACAACCATACTCGATTATAATCTTAGCAGCTGCAATTCTATCTGAAGGTCTTTTTGTTTCGTCTATTGTTATTTCTGCGATTACTCTGAAAGCATCTTCTACATGTGGTGCAGCTAAATTGAAACCTTTTATTTCATCGGATAGACTTTTACGACCAGCTTTACCAGCAGTAGAATGTCCTCCATTATTCTTTCTCTTATCCATAATTAATACAATTTAATTAATTAATTCAAGCAAACTACAAAAAAGAAACTGCCTGTATTTATTACTTGTATTATATCTTCTTGATTAGTCATTACGATGTGCTTTTACTGCTACTTTATTATTATCGTATATATTATCATATTCTAGTTTATATCCTTTATATTTAAAGTCCATTTCCTTTGCTTCTTTTTCAAACTCAACCCCATATTTTATCCACTCTACACTATCTTTTTCACTTATATCTTCAAATATAGAATCTAAGCAATCAATTATTGTACGTTTCATATACTTTCTTTAAATCATTGTACTGGTCTCTTAAACAAGAAGCACATGAAGTATATTGTAAGTTCCCTGTTTGGAATACTCTGTTATGTGTTCTTTGCATTAGCATAGAATCTACTAAGGATGTCTCTGCTTTTTTTAATCCACCTTCACTAAGCCAAAGATATTCATCTTCATTAAGGCAGAGTGGTTTCTTTCTATATGACCAAAGCTCGTTTAGTTTTGCTTTACGTTCATTACATCCACAATCTTCTCCTAATATAAACTTTGCTACTTTATCTATTCCTGTTACTTGGAGCACGTTCTCTATTGTATCCCCTAGTCCTGTTGCTTTTCTTTTAGCCATTCGTAATCTTCGTTTAAATAATCTTCATAGTCTTCACTAAGTAAACTACGCAAGTGCTTTTTTGTTCTATTGGTAGTGTAATGAATGCATGATAAACTTATTCCAGTCTCTTTTTCTAGCTTTCGCATTGACTTGCCACTTGTAACGTATAGTTCGAATAACATTTTATCAAACCAATCGATATTATTAAGTTCGTCTCTAACTCGTTTATTTAACTCTCCGTATGCAGTTATACTTTCAGTCTCGGAAAGTGCGTCAGAAACTGTCTTATCTAGTTCAAATGTGACTGGCTCTTTCTTTAGAAAGTCAAAGTATATATTGCGTAATGTTATCCATACGAATGATGTCGCAATCTTTTGATCAGGCTTGATGTATTTATCTAATCGAAGATACATTTCTTGCACAATGTCTTCTGCTTCCGTTTTAGCACCAAAGGACCGAGCGATATTCACCCAGTCCTTATGTTTTTGTGCAATTATTTCTATTTGCTTAATCATGCTTTGTAATCTTCCAAGATTGAATGGTATTAAAATACACACCAGCTTCTCGTTTAGATTCTTGAGCTTTAAGGTTGTAATCTACTTCTACAACATCACCAACTCGATTGTATTTAAGAACGTTATCAACTTTTGCTTCTCCAAATACTTCAAAGTTGCATGACTGCGGATACTCTCCTTCGTTTTCTACTACATGAACATACAGCTTTTTGTAGTTTCCTAATTCGATTACCTCTCCAATGTGTGTAATCACTCCTTTAAATTTACTCATCTTTTTAATTTTTTACTAATATAAGTATATTTTTTTTAACTGAGACTCAACTCCCTTTAATTTTTCAATATAAAGTGTGGCATCCATTAACTCTTCCTGTAGATGCTGTAAGAAGTCATCGGTGTTATTGTCTTCAAGTGTTGTGCCATACTTCGCTATCCCTACTTCTGACCTTGTTTTGTATGCTTCGATAACCTTTGCTACAATTGCATCTTTCGGTGTGAAATAGTCTTTACTAAGATGGAATAAATCGTCTCGCATTGTTGCATTCTCATACTTTAATTCTCGTATTTGCTCAAACAATTGACTTGTTAATAGTTGTTCCATTTTTAAATTATACTTAAGTTCTTCTTTCTTTGTCATATCTTTTTTATTTTAATATTTATTACTCCTTTATTTAATTTAGCTATCTTACTAAATGCTTTTTTGGATAAGTCTAGTGTTACTTTACGGAATGAGCCTGTATCGGTAACCTTAACTATAACTGACTTTCCGTTATATAAGTTAGTTACTTTTAGTTTAGTTCCTAGCTTGTGAGTATTACTAGCACATGTCAACTTATTTGCGTCATAAACTTGACCTGAACGCATAACTTTGCCTTGGAATGTATCACTGTAGTAAGTAGCTTTAAAGCTTGTTAGAACACACCAAACACACATTGCTATAATTATTTTCATTAGTCAAGTATTTTAATTCGTTTCATGTAAATATAACTATCTGTACTCCCGCATGGTTCTTTAACATAAAATGTTCCGTTATGTTCAAAGGCAAACTCTCGAACTTTCCAATTCATAGATTCATCATCCCTTACTAAACATAATTCGCCAACTTCAGGAAGTACAATCGGTCTTTCTTGACTAAATCCTTGTAAGGTGTATTCTGTGAATGATAGAAAATCAAACCTTAACATTCTTTCAACAACTTGAATTTGAAAATTATCACCTATTAAGTTTTCAGTTTCATAACGAACTAAAACATCGCATTCAAACACTGGTTTAATTACTTCACCCCAACCATACTCGATATGATAAACTATATCTCCTACTTTAAAAATTTCTTTCTTCATAACCCCTTTATTTTATCAATTACTTTGTGTAAATTTTTTGTGATATAGATATAATTATCACTTTGCTTTACATTCATTACACTTGTTAGCTCTTCCACGTTCGCTTCAATCAACTTCATTTGCTCTTTATTCCTTACAACGAATACATTATCTTCTGGTAGTTGTTCTAATATTTCTAACATGACTTGTTGCAAGCATAGTACTTGTGTTACTGATTTTATTATGTTCATTTTGTTATTTTTATAAAATTTTCTTTAAAGCATTCAACTGACATTACGATGTCCAAACCTTTTGCTGGCTTTACTCGGATGAATCCATTGCCACGTAATACTAACATGACAATGGTGTTATCTCTCTTATCTAAGTATATTTTTGATTCTTGCATCGTAATCATTTAAAAAAGTTCTTGCATTAATTACCTTCTCTTGCATTGCTTCAATCATTTCTTTATCGTATTCCAATTCAAACGCAAAGAATCGTTGCTCAATTGGAAGGTGTGAGTAGAAGATATCCTCACCATAATTAGCTTCTGCAGGTGTATCTAACATTACATACACTAACTTTGCTTTCTTTAACCCTAACAAATGCATATACACTTGTAATTGTGCTTCGTAGTCTTTATTGATTGGACTTGTTATAGCATCTAAGAATGTAACGTAATCCCATGAGCATTTAGTATCGATTACAAACTCATCTGTAATAACATCGGGAGTACCATTAAAGTGTTCGTCGTTAAAATGTACTATATTCTTTTCAAGTATACCTAATCCAAAACGTTCTGCACAAATATCGATAGCTTCATCTTCGCACATATTACCTTTACGAAAGTATTTAGAATCTATTTCGTCACGTACCCCCGACTTTTGCTCTGCATACCATTTTTTTAAGTAAGTAATCATTGACGCACCTAACTTTAATTCGTCTTTGCCGTTTGTTAAAAGCAATCCACCTTGTGATGCTCTATGTCTATATATCTTATTTTCCATTTTCTAATAAATTTTGTACCTCAACAGATACGTTATACTTTGTTTTTACTTGTTCAATTGTATAGTTACCACCTTGTAATGCTTTCTTAACTGCATCGAAGTTTGATGTGTTAGGCTCTAGGTTAGGGAGTAGTTTAAATCCTTTAACTCTAATCCCCCCAACTACTTTACCCATCATTCTAATTGTCTCGTCAAATTGTAACTCTACTTTAGTGCCAATCCAGTTGCCTATGTTTCTTGAATCCAAAAGTGATAATCCTTTCTCTAGCACTAGGTTATTAGCTATCATTTTACGATTAGAACTATTACAAACCATGTCCATAACATCTTCTTCAAACTCTAGGAAGTAACCATCGGTCTTGTTACCACTTACATCAACACCTTTTGAGTAGTATGCATCTTTGATTGTAAGTAAGCACTTACCTTTCTCTGCTGTAATTATTGCCACATCTACACCTGCAAGGTGCGAATGTTTACGATATTTCATCGCGTCTATATTATGCTCTTTCATTGTCTTTGTTTTTAAGTATTATTTCTATTAAATCTGCCTCACTGAATTCCCACATTAAGTATTGCAATAAATCCATTGCTAATGATACCTGTTGTGGTTTTGTGTTAACTTCTTCACCTAATATGTAACCAAGTCTTTTGATTATTTTTAGGTTAATTTCATGC